GCAATCATCATATACAGCATCTGCGGAGTTTCGTAGTATTCTTTGGTCCTACGGTCCTGCACGAGATACTTGCCACGGAACTGTTCCATACCAACAAATGTAAACATATCGTCACGTTCGTGTTTGATGTATGATCCTAATTGATCTATCTCATCACGGGTATATTCCTCCATGATGGATCCATCGTATACACCACGGGATACGTTCTCAATGATAAGTTGAGCCAAGGGCCAAGGTTCGTATTGACCATAGACCTCTTTACGCAACTTGTAGTTAATTAGACGTGAGGCAACATACTGATAGTTAATCGTTCTATCAGATATCAGCTCTGCCGCCGATTTGATTAAAAGCTCATGAATGTCATAGGCTGGGATCTTATCGTATAACTGAATATTTGCCTTGATTTCAATCTCTGATATAGACACGCCAGTGATATCTGCAGTTGCCCACTCGAGTACTTTATGGACTTTATCAAGGTCGAACGGCTCAGTTCGGCCGTCCCTTTTAGTAACAAAAATATTATCTGCCATCAAGTGACTCCAATTTTCTAAATGATAAGACTATTATACCACAAAAAGGCTAGGATGTAAACCCTATTGTGTGTCTTTTTTCGTATTTTTTTCTAAAGAATTTTCGTAGTAAACAATGACTTCTTTTTGCTGAAGTATGTACCTACGAAGTTCGGCCATGTTCAAGGACATTGCCTCGTAGCCGCGGACTGACATAGCAACGAATACCAATTGGCCGTTCTCATCCGTAAAACGACTTTCGAACTCATCATAGTTCTCGGCGGTGACAACAAAAAACTCAACGTCGGCCAAAGAAAGACCTTTTGGTCTATCAGCCAATGGGATATCTTTTTCTATGATCTGAGGTACGGTTACTATCTTCTCTTGTGGAGAGAACAGTGCGCAGCCACCGAGTACACTAGTTGCTAGTAGCAGACTCGAGATCGTCAAATAGTTTTTTGGTTGCATCATTAATTCTACTTTCGATTAGTCCAGGTTTACGAATCGCCAAGCGAGTAAGGTCGTGTTCCTGAAGTTTATTCAATAGCTCATCCTGATAGGATTCTGCTGCTTGTAAAGACTCGTTAAGCTGAGTGTTTAGCTCAGCTTGCCTTGCCGCAGTTTGTTCCATTTGGTCTATTACGACTTCCTGGGCGTCAACTGCTGTTTCTAGTTTTGCTGCGTTTTCAGTTAATAGTTTGATCTGAGCCTGAGTGTCTTTATAGTAAAAGTAACCACCTACGGCAACCGTCGCCAACACTGATCCCATAATCAAATAAACCTTCAATCCACCAAACATTATACGTCTCTTTTAAGAACGCTCATAACTTTATTTTGGATGGCCTTTGCCCAAAACGGTTGAGGAAAGTTCCAACCGATAAATGCGCCAACTGCTACCCAGATAAGTACGTCAATCATTCTATTTCTCCTGTTTCTTTTTAGGTCCATTTGCACGACGGAACAACTTGCTCACGTCCCACCTAGACCTGCGATCCATTTTCACGGGGCGACCTGTTGGGTTCAGATCAACGCCACCGTCCGTACCGACCGCGTTTACGGGTGCATCTTCTGGTACACAGTTGGGAACTGTTCTTTTTCCCTTTTTCTTAGTACCGACTTGCTTATAACCATCCCAGCAAGGACTATCTTCATCAATGGTTTCTTCTTTTAGTCTATCCATAATCCAAGCTTTAGCGTTGGCTTTACTGTACTCAGTGGTTTCCCACTCCCAGTCTCGTCTACGCTTATCCCAAACCATAACTTTCCACTCGCCTTTATGGCGTTCGTTGTGGTCTAGTGCTTTTTCTATTTGATATTTCTTTCCACCGATAGTAGCTTGTATTTCGCCATTAGGACCAGCTCTTTTCCAACGAGGAGCAGCAGCTTCTTGTAATTCTTCATCCATAGTAGCTACCCAAAAGCTAAAATTTTTCATCGCAACAAGTCTCCGGAAGATACAAATATGTCCTGCTTAGTTTGAACATGCTTAATTTTATATATACTTTCGCCTAAGACAAGACCTGACGGTTCTGTCCCTTCGTCAACTAAAACAGTAGTTCCTTTACGAGCAATCATTTCACCAGTCAGTGGACTAGCGATATCCTGCGCCAACTTAAACACACCAGGAGATAGTGTGTTATTCTCTTGTACGTGCCACGCGTTATCCTCAGCAAGTAGACTATCAATGTCTATTCCTACCTCGGCAAAAGCATGGGCCATTTGCTCATCGGACATCTTAGTGTGTTCCTTGAGCAAAAACAAAGCTGCGGCATAGGAAGAGATACGACTCTTACCGAACGGCAACTTTTCTAAAATTCTTTTGATATTAAATACGAGTCTAAAGAATACGCTGTATGAATCCTTTTCCTCAGACGTAGAAGGTTTCTTTAGGTTCTTTCCGTTTCCGTCAATAAGACCTAACTTATAGGCATCCAGTTCTTCCCACGGTGTGACCAACGTGCGAATGAATCTGTATGTGTAATATACATCTGCTGCTCTAGAAACAATGCCCATTATAGATTCCTTAGTACCTCTATAACATTTTCGTCAAGAGGAATGTCGTTATACTCATTCGTCTTAAGGTAATGAAGAAAGATAAGAAAGGTTTTAATAAGGGGCCAGCAATGAGGTTCAAACTTATAGAACATCATGCGGTTTGCTGCAGGAATACCAAACACATTGTATAGTATAATAATGTGGTTTAGTATCAATCTTTCCTGCAGATCCCCCTTGTCAAAATACCTTTTCATCAATCGTTTCAAATACTTAAAACGGTTTAAGTCATCATAAAACTCTTCTTCTGAAGTACACTGCGGATTACTATAATACTTTGCAGCAAACTCCAAAAAGTTTTCATCATTCAATTCATCAAAAGACTTCATAATTGCGTAACCTCAATAATATCATTATACTGATATTTATTGGTTACTTACGAACGTCCTTTAGTCTTTTATCGCCTTTACGACCAGCAGCTTGTTTAACCTTTTCAGAACCATCCTGCTTTTTAGTCTCAGGATTATCCTTTACGTCAACCTTATGCTTATCGGCAAAATCCTTTTCACCAGCTGCGCGTGGTTCAAGCTTCTCTTGATCCTCAGGCTTTGGTTTCATCTGAGCGGAAGCTGCTTCACTGATCGCTTCAAACTCTTTCGTGAGTTGATCAATTGCAGACTCTGGAAGACTATCGATAAATGCATCGAGTTCGTCATCGCTCATCTCAAGAATAGTATCCCAATCATAGGATTCCTTCTTGACTGATTTTGATATTGCCTTACGACGCTTGTGAAGATACTCATCAGAATCATCGACGTCTCCGTCGTTATCGATGTCTTTATCTTTACGATCGTCAAAATCTTTTTTAACGGCCTTTTTGTTGACAGGATCCATTGCTTCATCTTTTTTCATATGATAACCTTTGTCATCGCAATGATCGCATCCTTTGCCTTCACACTTAGGACAATCAACCTTGTCCTCATCATCATTTTCTTTGGCCATTTTCTTTTCGTCAAGCATGCTCAAATACGCTTGAGCGATACTCTTAAGTTCGTTGTCTAGCGACATTTGAGTGCTCCTTTAATTACTCTAGTATTCCAAGTGCCATTGATATTGCTCCGGCACAGATTGTGATTGCCGCCGCAGCGACCATCCAGAAGAACTTGCCTAATGTTTTCAGATCAGCAGAGTTGGCTGACGAAGTTAGTTCAAGTTCATGGATCTTTTTAGTGTTCTCATCCACGCTAGTTTTTATATCACGCGTATCCTCAATGAGAACAGAAATCTTTTCTTCAGCTCTTGCGATGGAAACAACAGCGTCGGCTAGTTTATCTAGCTTCTCTTCCATCACTATCATTCTCTTTTGATCATGGGCGGTTTGTTCCATGTGTACATCAAATTTGTCTGATAGTTTTGTGAGCAGTTCTTGCTCGCGTTTAGTTGCCATGGTAGTTAATCCCCTAGTTATCTACTTTTGCTCCGCCTCGCCACTGGTAACAACTCCAGTATCGGGCTTTCCATTTTGGTCCAGGATTGTCACAGTTATGTCTGGCACGGAAAGACTTTCGACGAGCTGGGTCGTCTCTTTTGATTTCCATTTTAGGGTCACCAAAGCGTACAATAACAACATTACCACTATCGTTCTTAGTGTATACTGCAAACTTTTTAGGACCACCCGACGTTCTAAACGGATCATTTAGTTTAACTTTCTTACCCTGATATTCGGCTTCAGTGATTTCAAGATTCTCGTAAAGATCACACTCTTCACAGTATTGATCCACTACGTCTTGATTATAACTATTGAATTTTTTCACCTTAGCCTCCAAACTCATGACCTGCCACGCGCTTCATTTGTTTATTAAATTCTTGCTGCGATGGCTTATCTTTATAGAGCTTTATAGATATCTCCGGACGATCCTTACCTTTGATCCTCCAGTTAAGCCCCTTCTCTTTATGTTCAGGTTTCGTAGTCTTAACGACTCTTCTCTTGTAACCTGCTTCCCAGGTTTCTGAACCTTCCTTAGTATAATCTAGAAAAGACTTCATTACTTTACCATCTTAGCTAAACCAGCAACATCAACGGTCTTAAACGAACCATCGTCACTCGTTACTCTGAACATCAATTTCAGACCACTAACTTGTGGCTCGATGTCAAGTTTCTGCCCTAGCTTTTTTCCTGGCACTCCCATGATCTTTCCACCTTTTACGGAAGGACCTTTAATCTTAGGGGCTGCTTCTGCTAGATCTTCGTGTAAACCAACTTCTTTCTTTGAAAGCTTAGTCAATACATTGCTGATAATTCGCATATTAGCGCCGGCAGACATCAAAGCTTGATTGATGTCACCCCATTGATACAGCTCTTTATCACCTCTTTTTGTATATTTGCCAGGAGCTTCTGCTAGATCTTCGTTTTCGTTCATATCTTCTTTAAGGCCGGTCTTGGAGTTATAACCCATTTGTTTCATCATGAACCCAAACATATCTTTCATATCTTTGCCTTTGGGCTGATGCTTCAAACCTTTGAAGAATTTTTCTATTCTAGCCATAGCCTTTGGATCGTCTGAAATATGAGTTCCCTTTTGAACCGATTCGTTCTTCTTATCCCAAGGAGCCTTTTTCAAAGTTACTTTTGCTTTACCTTTTTCGGAAGAGGCTGCCGATTTAGCAAGCTTCTTCATTAAGGCCGCCTTTGAGCTTTCATCCTTTTGTGGTTCCTTATCGTCGCCACCGTCTTTTTGCTTAGCCGCCATGAATGCAGCTATAGCCATCTTTTTCTTTTCGTCGTCAGACTTACCTTGGAACTGTGGAGCATCGGATGCTTGGAAATCAGTAATCCACTTTGCTACACCATCAGATACCTTAAGCTCTTCGTTGATGGATTCTACAAGACCAACCTTCTTAAGCTCAACGTAGATACGCTCACGGACATCAGTATCCAATCCATCAACAAAACGATTCAGTCTTGAAAGGATAGGACCTGCTTGAAGTAGATTGATGCGAGCGATGTCGTCCATCATTTTAGCAGCCTTCATAAAGTCTGCCTTATCGACTCCACCATTCTTCGTAGCGTATGCCTTCATAGCCTTTGCGCCAGCAACGAACTTCTTTTGAGTCTTTGCATCCAACTCGTCGAGCTGCTCAACTGATTCGTTCTTAAGACCGCCCATCATGCCTTTATATACAGATTTCTTAGCGCTCTTATATGACATAGAAGGACGCTTCTTACCTCTTTGATCCTTCTTCTTGTCAGCATCGATCTCCGCCTTAGTAGGTGGGCGATACTTTTCGTTTTGACCAGGAGTGTCATCCTCGTATTTCTTTTTGAGTTTGTCTGTGCCAAACTCTCCAGCGTTTTCTCTTAACTTAAAGAAGTCCATTATTTTCCCCTTACTTTAGAAGCAAGATCGGAATCAGCCTTGCCCCAAGTTCCTGACGATTTAGTTACGAATGAATTGACGCGAGCCATACCCCACTGTGCAGGAGTAGTACCAGGACGATGTCCTGTTCTCCAAGCGGCTACGCCACGGTTATAAACTTTTCTTAGGATCCCTACTGGCATACCTGATTTATCAGCTTTCTTCTTAAGTGCTGCAGTAGTATCCTCGGTCATGATACCAGCAAATGAACTAAATGATTTCACATCTTCCTCTTGATTTTTTGCTTTGGTATCTCTGAGCCTTGCACGATCCATCATACGGTCATGCTTAATCTTATCAGATTCTTTTTCTCTATCAATACGTTCCTTGGCCTTGTCAGTTGCGTCCTGCTCACCATACATTCTTTTGAACTTTTTAGTAAATTTGGATGGCTTAGTCTTGGCCTCGGCATCTCCTGGAGCAGGCTTATAAGAAGCAGGATCATCATCGTCACTCTTAGCGCCTCGTTGGAAGTGCTTAGCCCGTGCGACTTTCTTATCCTTATCAACACCTTTGTAGTAACCTTTAGGTTGAGACCCTGGAACTTCATCAGCATCAGGATCTTGTGGTTTTAGTTTCTCAACCAACTCAATGTCGGTTAACCATTTACGTACCTTTTTACCACTAGCCATTTCGACCAATACGTAATTAGATCCTAGCATAATGATCTCACCAACCTCGTCGTCTTCCTTTACGACAATAAGATCACCTTCTTTATATAGATCTCCAGAAACGTAGGCTTCCCTTTCCTCCGACACTGACTGTAACTGCAAGTGAGATCTAAAGTCATATGATTCCTTCAGACCCATACCTTTGCGAACATCATTGAACAACTGTTGGGTTTCTTTGAACCCAGCAGGCATACCTTTACTGAATGTTTTGAAATCGTTATTTTCGGCCGCAGCTCTGAGCTTAGATGCAGACATACCCGCTGCGCCCTTTGCGTCAGGATCTCGCTGTCCTGCCGATACGATATTAACGCCACCCTCAAAGTTATAGAAACCGTGGCGACCCTTTACACCGTTATACTTATTTAGTGTTACATCATACTCAGGAACTCTGTCAGAACCAGCAACGAGGGTTACCTTAGTAAATCCTTCGTCGTATAGTTTGGTCATCAGATCAAACATTGTACGGATCTTTGGTTCAAGCATAATGCTGCGCGCATGTTTTGGAAACATCTTGCGCATATATTTTACTTTGGTTTTATACTCAATAGGATTCTCTTTGGGATCCTGCGATTGAGATGCATAGATTCTGTACTGACCGCTACCCGCAACCTTTTTAACAACAGTCATAAGCTTCTCATGACCAATCGTAGGGGGATTATATCGACCCCATGCAACGACGACTTCTTTCGTCTCTTCGGTAACGTATTCAGCAAAACTCTTAAAAGACATTACTTCTCCTTCTTACCGCCGCTTAACTTAGCACGGTCGGCCTTACGAATTTTTGGAAGGAGTTGTTTAGCGATACGCTTGATAGCAGACTTCTTTTTATCGAGCTGCTTTTCAATGGATGATCTTTGGGAATAACTGAGGTCGCTTTTATCCTTGTTCTTTAGTATCTTTTTAAGGATAGCGTTACGAGCCTGTTTGTTGGCTCTCTTTTGTAGTACCTCTGGAGACGCGGTCTTACGTTTTGCCTTTTCACGTCCAAGGCGAATCTTAGCCTTGTTACGACGGATGGATTGCTTCAGCTTCATTCGCTGTTGAGCAGTCAAGGCCTCGTCAGTCGAGTCTTGATGTCCATCTGCATTTAATTCCGTAAGCTCTCGTTGAACTTGTTTATAGTCTTTCATTTTTCCAAATTCCCATTAGGATCGAGACGGTTTGTCCCAGCCTTTAATAATATCAGGGCTAAAGTTGTTGTAGGAGAACTCCATACGGTCCACCAACTTAACTGCACCACCACTTAACTTGTCGATTGCAACGTATCCTTCAACACCTGTCGTCTTAAATCCGTTTGGAGTACGAACGAATGTTGACATCTTTTGCAACCTGTTTAGTTTATTTATAATAATAAGTTTCGCAGAAACGATTGCTTTTTGCAAATCAAACAGTAGTTTTAGGTTAGCTTTATTTGAGGAAGAAAAGAACTTTAAGATATCCGCCTTCTTGCCTTCCCATGTTGCCTTACCCTTCTCTGACTTTTTGGTATCGATTTCTTTTTGATACTTATCAGATATATATTTGATTAATCCGTCAACGTGTTTTCTAGTATCCTTGATGACTTCCTGCTTACGAACGAACGTATTATTGTAAGTCTCAATGGTTTGAGCCAAGGTTTCATTTCCTTCGATCTCACGAAGAGTTGATCCAGCAATCTTACGGAATATCTTACCCGCTTCGGATAATGCCTTGGTTACCTCG